TGAATGATTGCTGAGCGATATTGCCCGAGACGTGAAATGCGAGTGAAATGGATAACCCATTATCGCTGTCTTCTGAAACATCAATAGAATCTACGACACATCTTGGTTCGTATTCCAAAAGTTGCTCACCAATTTTACGCTGAATAATACCAATCAAAGGTGGGGACAATGGTTCAAATAACAAATCACGCAATCCAATACCAAATCGTGGATTAAACTGAGATTCCATTGGATTGGTCATAAAAAGATTGCGTAGAGACTGTTTTACTGCATCAACATCCGTCTTCTTGATGATATCCTTTGATACTGGATGTTTGCGAAAGGACAAATCTATGTCGGTGAATGTTGCCATTTGTGTTCCTATTGTTATTATTCTTTATTTATCCTCAAATAGTGAAGATATTGCTTGACATAAATGGTAAGACCCTATATCCTTGCTTCTGTAGTCCTTTTGCATATCTATGTACTTAATTAGCAAATACATTAGATGATCCCTGTGCTGATGTATCATTACAACTTAATTTATCACCAATTCGTGTTACAGCTTTTCCATTAACAAATACATTACTAGATCCAGAAGATGAAACAGATCCGTGACAATTAGGTCCACAACAATGTGTTTCCCAATCATCTCCTAAAGTAACACAAGCAATACCATTAATGAATACGTTTGATGATCCGGACAATGCTTGTTTAGGTGGAAAGAAACATGGTCCTTCTGAGTGACCAGTTGACATATCTCCGATTCTAGTTATTGCTGCCACATTGTATCTCCAAAGCAGTAAGACGTGTAGTTAGTTCTTGAATAGCTGAAGTTAATGTTGCAACAAGAAATGATGTATCGACTGCTTGATATTTTGGTAATCCTTCTTTATCCAATTCATCTTTTTCACCGCACACCGCATCTGGACAAATTTCCTGTAACTCATGTGCTATAAAACCTTGACCAGATTGACCATTAACTTTCCATGTCCATGTTGATGGTTTAAGTCTTATTACTGCGTCCAATGCACCAGTAATCGGCAATATATTTTCCTTTAATCTATAATCAGATGATGTTGCATAAGACGTAGTGGTACCTCCACTTGACCAAATATAACCAGTTTGTCCGTCATTTGATTTGCGAAAATCTATAAAATAATAATTTGATGTCCCAGCAGAATCTTCAACAGTTTTGACAGATAATCCCCAGTCAATTGCTTGTGATGTGTTATTGATGGTAACTTTTGCACTGACTGCAGTAGTCCCTATACTCAAATTCCCATTAATATTTAATGTCATAGCTGGGGACGGAGAAAATGTCCCGCCAGTCACCCCTGACGCTGTTGAGTAAAAAATGATGCCTTCATTACCAGTCATGCGAATGCCCTGGCCAGCGGTACCATATGGTGAATAACTAGAAGTGGGTGTTGTAAAGTTATATTTAAAATTACCAACAAATGCATGAGTTCCTGCTTGTGTGGAACCTTGCAACCAAGCACCATATCCGCCATTGTCTGCTTTAATTACTGAACCATAATCTGTTGAAGCGGTACCGCAAGATATAGAGAGCTGAGCAGATGAATCTAATGTCATAGCAGTTGAAGTTGACGCTGATCCACCTACTCCCCATATGTGTGAATAAGCGTGATATTTGGCATTTGCCCAGTTTCCGTTGCCACTATTCACCACTCTCAATACATTTGCCGTGGTTGACCCGTCTACTGTACCAGCGTCATATGATCTGGCATTATAACACCAGTTTGTTGTATTTGTTGGTACTATTGCATCTATTCTGGTTCCACTATACGGAGCAATACCTACACCAAGGTTACCAGCGAGACTAAGAGTTAGTAGATCTGTATCTAGGGATGATATGAATAATCCTCCGGTTGATCCGTAAATTTTGTAATTAAGAGATGTCCCATTATATGACCTCAAAGACATGCCGCCAGCCCAATTATTATCTGAACTCGGCCCTAAAATTTTCACCCCTTCAACGGAAGCTCCTATTGACCCCGAAATATTAAATGTTGCCAACCCCGTACTACTCAAAGCCCCAGTAATCGCAAGTCCGGTAGATGTTATTGAAGTTCGTTTTGTTCCTGCTATGTATGAACTTATTTCATTCCACTCAGTGGCAGCTTCCCAATTTCCTAAACGTAATTCTTGACTATTATACGATGCTAAATGCCAATTATCTAAATCATATCTGGGGGTGGTGACTTTCCCGACTACTCCAAGACCAGTGGAAGAGAAAGTCGCTCTATTTAATCCCTCAGTCTGTATACCAACTAAATTTGTTCCGGCAAGGTACATCCCATTATTCGTAGATACTTGAATGTTAGTGCTAGACAGAACTCCCGTACTACTCAAAGTACCTGTAACCGCAAGTCCGGTGCTGGAGAAAACTCCGACATCAGCCAACGCATTACCTTTTACTGTTACTAGCGAAACCCCGTTAGAATTGGTGATAACCACCTCGTCGCCTGATGTCGTCCCAGGTGCGCCAATAATCAACGAGTTGCCACTATTGCGAACAATACGAGAACCCCAATTACCTACAGCAGCGCCCAAAATTACCCCGTTTCCTGCACCAGTAGAACTAAACGTCCCCGTCCCCGCAATGAGCGCACCAGAACCTAAGTTTAGGCTCGAGCCAGTTGCAGCACCCAAACTTGGTGTAGTGAATGATGGTGATATTAAGTTTGCCTTTAAGTTCAACGCTGTTTGTGTTGCTGAACTCACTGGTTTATTTGCATCTGAAGTGTTATCCACATTAGACAACCCAACATCAGTACTGGTTAATGATACCGCACCAGTTCTACCAGCAACACTAACAACGTTTGCTGCTAACACACCACTAGTTATTGTTACTCCAGCTCCCTGCTTTACTCCACCCAACACCAACGTAGTTGCTTGTGGTAACAAATATCCACCGCTTGCTATAATCGCTCCAGTAATATCATCCACATATTTTTTAGTTGCAGCACCCAAATCAACTGTTGGTGCTCCACTTAAAATTAATGGTATAGTTGTTTTTAATTTTACTGGTTTAACTCCAGTACCAACTGCTCTGGCACTAATCAATAATGTGTCTGGTGTTTCGGGCAGTACTGATATGTTTGACCAACCATAGTTGGTTGCATCGTCAGAATTATACAATGACAAACCAATAACACCATTGGCATTTGGTTGTAATGAAATGCCAGTTTTTATGTCCGCGACATCTGATTTTAATCGTAGAACATTAGAACCAGAATCCAATTCTGGAGTCAAATCAAATTCTGAATATTGGTCTATTGTTTTTGTCATACTCTACCTGCCGCCTTTGCTTTTTCGTAGAAGGCTCCAGACTCTAAAAACCTTCTAAAATACTGATTACTGATAGTAGAATTCATTGATATGATTGCGGTCACGGTGTATGTGTGCAATGTGTTTTCTGGTGGATTTGCAGCTGGTCCACTTGATGGTCTTGTGATGACGTTAAACACAATCGATTTCGTAGTTACTGAAGGTGGTGTATATGAATACAGTGCGCCATAAGTTGATGGCATATCTCCAAAATGATTTACTTCACCCAATGACGAATCTATATTTGCGTACTTTAATGATCTCTCAAATATGTCAGAGAAGTTTCCGTAAATTCTAAAAGATGTATTGGACAGTTGCGACACAGTTATGCTGGACAATTTGGTAATTTGTGAGTAATCGTATCGTACATCGTGATACACATAGTCATATGTTGCTGGCGGAACCGGATCCAATGGTATCTCTGGATTCTCGGGAACTTTATAATCTATAGAAAAAGTTTGGTCGAATGAACTGAATTCAGTCAAATTCAGAACGTTTGGTGTAATGGTTACATATTGATTATTAGCCATATCACGCCACCAATATCAAACCTTGGCCAACAGTCTTGTCTTCATTCAAAGTCAATATTTGACTTCTGTTACCAGATGATTTGAATGATAGGTGATACCAAACAGAACTTGGTGAACGATATTCTAGCAAAAATTGATCAAACGGAACAGAATTCTTCAACTCTTGAGCGAACTCAAAATACTTTTGCCTATTACGATTAAATGAAGTGAACTGAATATCAACTGCTTGTCCCAATTCGTGTTGGCTAATTCTAGATGATTTTGACACTCCATTGCCAGCATGTCTGAAACAACTAGTGATGATAAATCCTAAATGCCCATATTTTTCTTTAATTGGTTCAATGACGTTCATTGCTAATTGTTTTAAGTTGCAGGCCAACTCGACATCTTTTATATTGTGTTGCCCCTTTCCAAACGGGAACTGTCCTGTAGAACTGCCAACACACAATTTATTGATTGTGTAATTTGGTGTTAATAAAGTTGATGGTCCAATATCGGTGAAACCACATTCGCCAGCCACAGGGATTACTTTTAATGTTGGTGTGGTATCTTCTGCCTTTTTCTCTACTGGCGGTGTATCTTTTAGCGCTGGTTTGTCAGTTTCTTCTGTCATTATGTCATTCATCTCTTGTCTTGTTGGTGGGTATATCTGTTCTATTGTTGGCGAATATACTTGAACTCCTTGTGATGCTCCAGAGTTCAAAAAGATATCTGCTCCGTCGAGATTGATGTTTCCTCCCGCCTTTAAGTTGAAATCGCCAGCAACGGACTGATACACTGATCCATTTACGGAAATGTTGGCGTTTCCACCAACTTGAATTTGACAAGATCCTTCTGCCAAAATACTAATATCACCTTCTACAGATATGTGTCCAGACCCTTTTATATACACCAATTCGTCTTTTTCTACAATAACAATTTTTGCACCAACGATTCTCTCTGTCTGATTTCCAAAAGCATCAGTTTCATTAAATGTACCAGACTTATGATGTATATTTACTCTCTCAGCACCTGGAGTATCGTCAAACTCCATAACATGACCAGATTCAGATTCATAAACATGATTGAATGGATATTTTGCAGCATAAGGAATTGGTGGTTGTGACCAAGAACCTCCATTTGCTACAGGTATTCCTGTTATGCGAGTCGCTTCCTTTGTACCAACAATGGTGTCTTTTAATTTTGAAGATCTGGCCAAACGACTAGTATCTGGTTCCTTTAATTGTGATTTTAACGGATATTTACCATTAGGATCGGTGAACCCTTGTTTAGGTGCGGCATCTCTGTTTGCTTTAGACACAGGCACATCAAACTTTTTGTTGCCTTCTTTTTCTGGCTCATCTTTATCAATTTGAGGTTTATCTAAAGGTTGCGAATCAGGGGAAGTTGCTGTTGTTTTCTTTGTGATAACTGAAGCGCCCAACTTCCACCATACTTCAGATGATGTTCCGTTTGCATCTGCGCTACTTTGTCCGTTCAACGCCTTTTTCGCCGCACCAATCCCCAATTGACACATTGCTAAAGCACCTGCGGCGTTTTCTTTTGGTGTGTCTTTAGTCAATTTTAACATCTTTGCATTTTTCTGCATATACATATCATACAAAGATTCTTGAACTTTTGGGCTATTCAAAAAATCTTCTTTAGACGAAATTCCATCTTTGCCAGTCCAATACGCAGGATTTTGCACGACATTTTTTGGCATAGCCGCATTCAAATATCCATTGTCAAACAACATCATTGATCCGACCTGATATTTCCCTAAATGGTTTCCATGTTTCTTTTCAACAATATCGTACCGCCCACCCGACTCTTTTTTTGCTATAGCTTCCTTTAATTTGGAATATTCGTCTGCTGTCAAAGGTCCAATAACAGTGTCTTCAAAATTCGTTGATGTTACTGGTGCACCTGAACTATCAGTTAAAGTGCCACCCGAACCGGTTGTTACTATTGGTGCAGATGGACTAGTTTCCTCATATTCATCTTCATCAAATTTTTCAACGTCAGATATATTTGTTGTTAGTCCTGGTATACCAGCAATAGTACCAGTCATCATTGGGTACTGCATCGCTTGATCTAAAAATACAATTGTTACCCAAGATCCCTCAACAGGGCCGACTGGAGAATGTCCAATGCCTGAAATTGCTGCACTTGTTATCGGTTGAATTGGAGTCGCCCAAGGCAAGTCTTCTGTTGGTAGTTCAGATTTGTTATCGGTCATTATCCCCATGACTCGAACACGACATCTACCTAACCTCAATGGATCTCTTCGATCTTCAACTACACCAATATGCAACTGCATTATATTTCCTTACTAAATTCAACTTTGTTGGCAAATGACTCTTTCATTAGACTAATGTTCATTTTGTGTCTAGTGCGAGTTAATCTGTGTTCTATACTAGTTATCAAATATTTACCTGAGTAATATTTGTCCAAATCTGTTTTAGTTTTGTCTTCATTCTTTTTAGTGCTGTAATTCATCAAGTGAAATAATACAACATCTCCCACCTCAATTCCCAATCTGCCAGGAACAGCAATTTCTACAGTAAACATTTCTGTTTGTGATAATAATGGTATTCTTTTTGACACAATCTCTGCATTATAATCTTTCTTTATCCCATCGTACATATATGGATGAGTTACTGCCCACTCTATTCTACCATTTTCTTTATCAAAGTAAACATTATCTGAGTGCTGCGGGCTATCGCCCAAATGGGAAGTTTCTTTGAAATTATCCCAATAATTGTATGTGTGTTTTCCTAAAGTCTTATTAAGAATATTAACATCATATACTTTAAATGAATATACACCATTCATTATGCGATCAATATAATCCATCGCTTCAATGATCTCAAAATTCTCTACTGTTTTATATTCTCGATCAATATCTCTTGTCGACTCTCCGTCATCTTGCAGTTTTCTAGCGGGGTTTTTATCAAAGAAAAATTCTGTGACTGGTTTTTGGTTGAATAGATTGTGTAGTGCCTTTAATTTGAACTTTTGGTTCGTTTCATAAAATAGGTACGATGGCGTTTTAAATTTGTCAGAATCAAAGGCATGAGATGCCGCATAGTTGATACATTTAAATGGCGACCAATATGGGCTAAAAAACTTTACCAAATTATTAGTGTTATCTACTTCTAATTTCGTATCGCTTTTAAAGTATCGCTTGAATATATCTTCAATAATGGTACCGGGCATTCCTGTAAATGCTCTGCTTATTTTTGTATTCAAATCAATCAGTGCTTCTACTGATACAATTTGTAAAGAATAAGTATTTTTTGAGTTACCATCCATAACACGTCTTCCTATTTTGTATAAGAAGAATGCTTTACTAAACGTTTTATTTACACTTGGTGTTAAAAATTCAATCTCAACTATCTCTTCACCGATTATTGGTAAATCGTGAATTAAGTTAAAGTTTTCTGTCAGTGAAATTGATCCGGATAATGTGTGAGAAAAAATGTCTTCATATAAATCAATTTCTAACATCATTGCAGTGATGTCTATTTTCGCCTTTTCATCTCCTCTAACTATGTAGAGTTTATTGAGTTGCAGTTCACCTGCAATTGAAACTGAGTTTGTTGTCATTCAGATAAACTCTTCATAAATTTTTCCACAAATGTACCAATAAATTGTGGTTTAATGACTTTGATGAATCTCTTTGCCTCATTTTCTTGAACTTCAATATCCCAATTTGTCACATCAACTGCAAAGTCAATCCCATATAATGATTCAATCGCTTCTCTATCCATAACTACATATTCTGGAATCTTTACTGTGTGTTTAGTGTCAAATAAAGTCGACCCATACTTATCTTGACAATAGTTGGTCAATTTTGCTTCTGACAAAGGCCATTCTGCATAAATGTCTGCAATTTCGTTTATGTATAAAATTGTCCAATGAAACTCCGAATTTCCATATATCTTATATGCAATTTGTTCTGGAGTTTCATCATTCGTTATAATATATGAGTCACACAAAGAATCCATATCTTTTGGTTTAATAAATGTTGTGACTCTAGTAGTTAAATCGGAAACGATATCTACATACTTAGATTTGTCAGTTTTTGTTGTGAAATCGTATAAAATGTTTCTAAAATCTTTAAAGTACATATCAATACCCTCTTGTTATCATTTCTCTTACTAATGGAGTCAATTCTTTGAATTGCAACTGTAATGACATTATGACAGGGGATCCGTCTTCAAATGAAGCGTATTGTCCTATGGGGGTGTTGTTTACTTGTATTCCAGATAATGCACAAGTTCCAATTTTATGGAGGTATGTGTTCTCTGCAGATTTAAATCTAAACTCAATGTCAAATTCATCTGGCATAATCAAAAACATACTGTTTGAACCAGTCTCAGGGTGCATATGATATTTTAACATTTTTATTATTCTTTTTATGTGATTTGACTCAATCTGTGATCTTGGTGCAAATACATAATTGAAAGAAAACTCACGAAAATCCATTCGTTTGAACGCTTGCTCAAACCTATCATTGACTGCCTGACCTTGTGATTTATTCCATAAAGCATTGATTGTGCTTGAATCGACCATGCCAGCAGCAATTTGTGCTCCTTGGTCACCGCCTATTCCTTTACCTAATACTGTTGCTCCTGCCTTCGCCAAAACACCAGGAGCAGATTGCATAAGATTGTGCATAGCATTTTTACCGACTTGCATCATATCTTTTCCAGAGGCGGCGTCTTGTAACATTGATCCCAATAAACCACCTGTACTTAATTGTCCATATTCCGCACCATATCTAGATGTTATCTCTGTTGGTAGTGGTAACGATATTGCAGTGGTCAATCTTTTAAACGATGCGGCGAATGAATCGACTTTTATTTTATCTAAACCAACAGCAGACCCAACAGTATTGATCCCACTTTCACCGATTCTTCGTATCCCCTCTGCAGCAGAAGCAACATTTGCTCCTGGTGTTGATCGTTTATCTTTTTTCTCTACAGTAGTTGATTTATAATCTTCTCCCGCAGCATACGCATACTTTTTTGCGTCCTCATCTGCAGATACGATTTTTGATCTAGAATTTACGTTAATGTAGAACGTAACATAATGAGGATAGTATTCTTCACCTAAATCTAATGGGTATTTCAAAAATTTTAACGTTGATCTGTCTATTTTATCATCGGCAGATGAAGTATCATATGGGTCAGAGGGGAGTGCTGCTCTATCCGTATTTACATTTTTTGATTTTTCTTCTAAATCTTGCGTTTTAGAGTTCAAATATTTCGTCGCCCCAACATACCCGGCGACGCCACCAACAGCAACTCCTGCTCCAGTGAGCCCAACTTTCTTAGCAACAGTGGTCCCAGCAGACTTGAGAGTGTTAAAAACTGCACCGAATCCCATTTGAACTCCAATAAATATTGATATGTAATCAATATATTTATCAAGAAAATGGCAAGAAATTATCTACAAGGGAAATACACACCGATAAACCCTAAGAAATATGCAGGGAATGTTGATGAGATCATTTACCGTTCTTCGTGGGAAAAGAAGTTGTTTCTGTTTCTCGACAAGAATCCTGACGTTTTGAAGTGGGGTTCTGAAGAACTGATCATTGAATATTTTTCTCCTGTAGATAAACGAGTGCATAGGTATTTCCCAGATGTAGTCGTTATGTATAAAAACAAAGCAGGCGAAGTAAAACGGGCAGTAGTAGAGGTTAAACCAGAGAAACAAACCAAACCTCCCACAGGGAAAAAAATGACGAAATATTTGATGGAAGAATACAAAACATATACTATCAACACCGCTAAATGGCAAGCAGCAACAGACTGGTGCAAGAAAAACGGGTTCGATTTCCTCATTTTCACCGAAAAACATTTAGGAATTTAAGTGGATCTTTTTGAACAAATAAAAGCAAATCCTGGATATTCTGAAAAGAATAGTTACCAATGGTTTGTCACCAATGTGACCAATGTTGCTAAAAAAGAAGGCGTTCGGTCAATGGACGTATTGACCGAAAATCAACCACACTTAGTATCCAAAATTATGCCTGGAAAAATGTACTCATTTTTCTACAGTGCAAAAAATAAAGACACATTACCATATTGGGACGCAATGCCACTTATTCTTCCGTTTTCCATGAGTGGCAAAACATTTCATGGACTGAATTTGCATTACTTGAATCCTAAAAATAGATTGTTGCTTTTAAACAACTTGATGCAATTTGCGGTCAATAAGAGAAACGACGAGACTGCAAAATTAAAACTTAGTTGGAATTTGTTGTCAAAGGCAAGTAAGTTTCCACAAGTGTCTCCTTGTGTAAAACAATATTTAAAGTCGAACGTTAAATCTATGTTTGTGGAAATACCTATGAGCAATTGGCACATAATGTCATTCATGCCAACTGCTAGTTTCAAAGGAGCAACAGAAGCAACCGTACAGAATATATCTAAGAGGATTATCGGAAAATGAGTGTTCAAAATTTCTTACAAGAACTAAAAGGGCCAAAACACAGATTTCAATTGGCAAAGAGCCATTTGTTTATGGTGACAATGGACTTTGGTGTTCCAATTTCCGATTCAGTCAGAATGATGTCTATGCTTTGCCATCAAGTTGTGTTGCCAGGACAACATCTTCAAACACAACCAGCGTACATTCATGGATTAAAGTATGAAGTTCCTGTTGCAGTCACTCAAGATGATCTTATGGTGTCATTTTATGTTGATCGTAACTACCAAGTTCCACAAATCTTCGACCAACACCTCAACAGAATAGTCAATCAATACAAAGGATCTTCAACTGAACGTGGGTCATTCCTTTTCAAGTATAAAACTGATAATCAAATACCA